CCTGGACAACCTCCTGGACGCCCTGGCCGACCGCCAGGCGCAGCGGGACGCCGACCGCCGGGCCGAAGTGGAGCGGCTGGCCGCCTCCTTCGCCGCCCCCGCCGCCTCCTGACCCCAACCCCCGAGAGGAGCACCCACCATGCCGTGCGCCTGCCAGAACAAGCGCCAGGCCTTCGAGGTCGTCCCGAACGCCGGGACGGCCGTCCGGGCCGCCTTTACCAGCGCGAGCCAGGGCACCGCGGAGGCCGTGGCCGACCGCTACCCGACCAGCGTCGTCCGCAACAAGCAGACCGGGGAGGCCGTCTACTTCGCCTGGCCGAAGGGCACCTATGAGGTCGTCCTCCAGGCCGGCGCCGGACCGGTGGTGTTCACCGGCACGGACCGCGCCCACCTCAAGGCCAACGCCGACGCCAACGCGGAGCAGGAGGCCGTGGTCCGCGCCGTGAATGGCGGCGCCGTGGTCTACCCGCTCCCCGCCGCCCTCACCGCGGCCGGCGCCCCCCTCACGGCCGCCGCCGCGCCTGCGGCACCCGCACGCCCGTAGCTCCCTGCCGTCACCCCTGGTAGGCGGCTACCATTCACCCCAAGCACCGCTGGTTTTGGGCCGGGTCACTGGGATTCACCCCCTGGAGACCCGACCCATGGCCGACGCCTTCGAGCTCCCGCAGGACCTCACCCAGCTCTCTGACACCGCCTTCCTCTCCTCCCTGACGGACGAGGACCTGGCGGAAGCCCTCAACGTCACCGCCCAGACCTTCGCCGCGCTCTCCGCCCAGGACGAGATCACGGACGGCTCCCTGGCCAACATGCGCGCCCTGGCCGCCGGTTCCGAAGCGATCCGGTCCGAGCAGCGCACCCGCCGGGAGGCCGCCGAGGCCGCCGTCAACGAGATCGAGGCCCTGGCCGCGCAGGTCCGCGGGGAGGACGCCTCCGCCGAGACCGCCCCGGAGGGCGGCGAGGGACAGGAGGCCACCGCCGCCGCCGAGACCACCCCGGCCGCCCCGGCCGCGCCGGCCGCGCCCGCGGAGCCGGCCCCCGTCGTCCCGGCCGCGCCCGCCGGCCAGGCCACCGCCTCCGCGCTCGCCCGCCCCGCCCTCAACCTCGGCGCCGTGCGCCGGGTCCAGCCGCGCGTCCTGCCCGAGCCCCCGGCGCCGGGTACCCGGATCACCGCGGCCGTGGACGTCCCGGGCTACACCCCGGGCGCGCCCCTGGACTTCAACGACATCACCGCCGGCATCATCAGCCGCGCCAACGCCCTCAAAACCGCAGGTGGGGGCGTGGGCCAGGTCATTTCCTACCGGCACCCGTACCCGCAGGAGCTCATCGTCACGGACTCCTCCTCCGCCCCGGAGGGGACCACCGTGGCGCTCACGGCCTCGAACCAGCGGCGCCTGCCCCAGGGTGACCTGGTCGCCTCCGGCGGCTGGTGCGCGCCCTCGGAGACCGTGTACGAGCTCACGGACGTGGCGTGCCCGGACATGCTCTGGGACGCCCCGGAGATCCAGCTCGCGAGGGGAGGGTTGAGGTACTACAAGACGCCGAGCCTGGACGTCTCCGCCATGACCTGGGTCCACACCGAGGCGGACGACATCTCCGGCGCCACGAAGCCCTGTTACCGGGTGCCGTGCCCGGACCCCGTGGAGGTCCGGTGTGATGCCGTCGGCGTCTGCCTGGAGGCCGGCATCCTGACCCAGCGCCATTTCCCGGAGCTGGTCGCCTGGTACCTCCGCAACTCCATGGTGGCGCACGAGATCAGGCTCCGTCAGGTCCTCTTCGCCCAGGCCGTGGCGACCGCCCAGGCCGTCACGCTCCCGGCGTCCATGGCCGCCCTCTCCGCCATCTACGCCGCGGTGGCGCTCCAGGCCGCGGACATGATCGAGCGCCACGCCCTCTGTGACGGCACGGCGCTGGAGGTCGTGTTCCCGTGGTGGTCGAAGAACGCATTCCTGGCGGACGTCGCCCGTCAGAACGGTAAGGACATCTGCGAGATCGACCCGAACTGCATCCAGAACGCGTTCTCCACGCTCGGCGTGCGCGTGCAGTGGGCGCGCGGCCTGGCCCCGACCCCGACAACCGGTGTCCCCTCCGAGATCGGCGGCGCGACCGCGGCCACCGACTGGCCGGCCGCGCTCAGCTTCCTCATGTACCCGGCGGGCTCGCTGCAGATCGGCCGCGGCGAGGAAGTCAACCTGGGCGTCATCCACGACAGCACCAAGTTCTCCACCAACGATTACACCGCGTTGTTCGCCGAGGAGTGCGTCGCGCTGGTGGACCGCTCCGTGGACACGCGCCTGGTCACGGTGCCGATCTGCCCGACCGGCGCCACCGGCGGACAGACCGCGCTGGCCTGCCCGATCGCCTGACGGCACCTCCCCGGAACGTGCCGGGCCCGCGGACCTGAAACGCGGGCCCGGCACTCCCTGAGCAGAGACAGGAGGTGCGTGATGCCGGCAGGTTGGCGTAGAGCCGTTCAGCCCATCCCCGGTACGCCGCTCCCGCACGGCATCCTCAACGCGTGCACCACCGTCGTGGACGTCAATGACGTCCACGAGCTCATGGGCGTGGAGTGGCTGGCCCTCGGCTGCGCCCCGGTCCGCCGCTGGATCGACCCGTGCGCCGTGGAGGAGTCGCCCGGGGAGTCCCCGGGCGAGCCCGCCCGGAAGGAGTTCGACCGGCCGCAGATCGAGGCCGCCGACCCGATCACCCTCTACACCGGCGTGGAGTGCTCCACCATGGGCTGGTCCTACGAGGAGGCCGTGGAGCACGCCCGGGCCACGATGGACCTCGGGGAACAGCAGGGCCTGGAGGCGGCGTTCATGGAGGCCCACCTCTCCATGGCCGCGGTGGACCTGACCCCCGCGGCGGGCCCGGTGTCCATCGCGCAGGGCGTCGCCGCGCTGGAGGGGTGCCTCGCGGAGTCCTACGGAGGCGTGGGCACCCTCCACGTCCCCGCCGGCGCCGCCGCGCTCCTCGGCTGCTGCAACATCCTCAGCAAGGATCAGGAGACCGGGAGCCTCGGCACCCTGGCCGGGAACTGCGCCGTGATCGGGGCGGGGTACAGCGCCCTGAACTACGGCCCCGGCGGCCTCCCCGCCGAGCCGGGGACAACCTGGCTCTACATCACCGGGCCCGTCCACATCCGGCGCGGCCCGCTCGACGTCATCCCGGACCGGTCCGCGTCCGTGAACATCCGCACCAACGATCGGCGCGTGCTGCTGGAGCGGACGTACGTGGTCGGCACGACGTGCACGGTGTGCGCGATTCAGGTGGAGGTCTGTCCGTGAGCGAGCTCATCCGTATCCAGCCGGCCCGCCACCTCCGCGTGCCGTTCGCCCGGTGGGCGGTCGCCCAGGAGCCGAAGCTCCGCACCATCTCCCCGGAGGCCTTCGCCGTCCCCGCGCACGTCTTCACCGACATGCCGGAGGAACTACTCCGCGGCTCCCTGGTCAACGGCCACCCCTACGTCTCCCCGCTCGACCACGAGGAGACGGAGGCGGCCCCGGTCGGCGCCCCGGAGCTCCTGGGCGTCGCCACCGAGGACGGCCTCCGGGAAGCGGCGCCGGGCCAGCCGCTCCCGGAGGTCCCCGCCACCGCGTACGGCCCGGACTCCGTCCCCCTCCCCGTGGAGTACGCGCCCCTGGAGGAAGCGCCCGCCGGGGAAGAGGAGTTCGTCCTCGTCGGGGACATGGGCCCGGAGACGGTTGTCCCCCTCGGGGACACGGCCGGGGACGGTCTCGCACGAGGGGAGGACACGGAGGGGACCACCCCGGCCGTGACCAGCGAGGACACCGCCGGGGACACGAGGGACAACAGCGGGGACAACGCCGGGAACAGTGACCGAAGTGACTCAACTTCGGAAGACGGTTCACCGGTTGGCCGGTACCCGTGCGGGGACTGCCCGCGCACCTTCAAGAGCGACCGCGGCCGGGACTCCCACCGCCGCCAGGTCCACGGGAAGGACTGACCGATGCCCGTTGAGCCACTTCCCTGCGGCCCGGACGGAGGCACCGGCGAGCCCGGCGCGTGCGCGTGCGCGCCGTCCATCACCTCCACACCGCTGTGCCGGGCGGACGGTACGCCAGTGCTCGTCATCGTCCGCTCCGCGTGCGGGACGTGCGGCACCGCGCCGGCCGATCCGGTCCAGGTCGGATGGATCGACCCCACCACGGGCGTCTTCACCCCCGGGGCGCCGCCGGCGGACGCCGGTCCGTGCGACACGCCTACCGCGTGCGTGGAGACGCTGTGCCGCCAGCGGTGCGACGACACCACCGGCGACGGCCAGCCGGACACCACGTACACGGAGCTCTGGTGCATCGCCGCGGACGGCACCGCCACGCTCCTCCTGACCTACCAGGACGACCCCTCCGTCCCGTACGCGCCCACCGCCCCGATGGACTGCACGTACGGCTGCCCGGAGGCCGAGACGGTCCACCTCTGTGACGACAGCGGCCCCTTCCTGCGCCGCTACACGTGGCTCAACGGCACCGCCACCTACCTGGACTTCGCGCTGGACGGGATCACCCCGCACGTCGTCACCGGCACGGTCGGCACGTGCAGCGGCACCGGCGCGCCGTGCGAGGCGCAGACCACGCCGGCGGCCACCCTCGGCCTCTGCCTCCCTGACGGGACGCCACTCGCCGTCATCATCACGCGGGACTGCGACACCGGCGCCATCACACAAGACGGGTGGCTCAACCTCACCACCGGCACGTTCACCAGCGGGCCGCCCCCGGCCGGCGCCTCGGCGTGCGGGGACTCCCGCGCGTACGAGCTCGCCGGGCTCCTCTGCGACACCGACCCGGCCACCGGAGACGTCCACGGCCTGGTCCTGGTCGAGTACGCCTACAACCCGGACGGCTCCCTGGCCACCGTGCGCCTGGTAGACCCCGCCACGGGGGCCACGTACACCCTCCAGGGGCAGCTACGGCGCTGCCCTGGAACCGCCGGTGAGGAGCAGCCGGAGCAGGACCTTACGGTTCTCTGCGACACCGCGGCGGACGGCACGGTCACCAGCTTCGTGCGGGACTATCGGCGCGACCCTGCTACCGGGCAGATCACCGGGCACACGGACTACACCCTGGACGGTCAGCCTCACACCGTCACCGGCACCGTGGGCATGTGCGCCCCGGCACCGGAGCCGTGCCGTAGCTCCAGCACGGTCCTGGTGTGCGACCTGCCGAGCGGCGGTGAGCCCACGCCCACGGTCAGCGACACCGACCCCACCCCGTACCAGGGGACCGGCCTCGGAGCGGAGCCGCTCCCGGGCGGCGCCGCGAACCTGTGGGCGGGCGGCGCCATCACCATCCCTGCGGACAGCGGGGCCGGCCCCGGCCACATCAACCAGCATTTGCGCTCGATCGCGGCGAACGTCCAGGCACCGCGGCCCGGCTGCGATACCGGCACCGCCACCGTCACGGCCAGCATCCGCGTCCAGCGCACCGGCCCTTCCTCAGCGCTCGGCGGTAACGGCCTGTGGGCTCTGTGGGCGGGCAGTACCCGCGTCGCCATCGTGACCACCCCCAACAACGCGCCGGTCGGCTACACCGGCACCCTCACCGTGTCCGGGCAGGTCCCGGCCGCCGACCTCGCCGCCGGGAACGTCCACCTCGCCGCCATGCTGGAGACCTGGCAGACCGCCGCCCACGTCGGCGGCTGGATCGTGGACCAGGCCGCCACCAGCGTCGTCTACGACCAGACCGGATGCGCCACCCAGTTCCTCCGGAACGTCACCGTGGACTGCGAGACGGGCGAGGTCACAGCCGTCACGGACACCACCCTCGACGGCGCCCCGTACACCCCGGCCGGCGAGGTCGGCCAGTGCACCGCAGGCAGCGGAGCCTGCTGCCCAGAGCAGCCGTGCCGCAACACCAGCAGCCTCCTGCTGTGCGACCTGCCCACCGGCGGCACCCCCACGGCCACGGCGACCAACACCGACCCGACGCCGTACTACCCGTTCCCCACCGGCGCCCCGGCCGCCGGCGGACAGGCCCTGTGGGACGGCGGCACGCTCACCCTCCCGCCCGGGACGGGCCCGCAGCCCGGCACCACCGGAAGGGTCAACACCCTCGCCGCCACCCTCCAGGCCCCGCGCCCCGCCTGCGACACCGGCACCGCGCACGTCACCGTCACGCTCAACGTCCAGCAGAACGGCCCGGACAACGGCTGTGGGCCGACCGGGCATCTCCGCCTCTTCACCGGCACCACCCAGGCCGCGCTCACCGTCCTCCCGGCCGGCACCCCGGTCGGCTACTTCGGCACGCTCACCGTGGAGGCCGACGTCTCGGCCGCCGACCTGGCCGCCGGCAACGTCGCCTTCGCGCTCGCCCTCGATGCCTACGACGACACGGCTTCGTGTGTCCCGAGCCCGCGCCGTACCGGCTGGACGCTCTCCGCGTTCACCACCGCCGTCACGTACGACCAGGCCGGGTGTGAGACACAGATCCTCCGCACCGTCACCGTGGACTGTGAGACGGGCACGGTCATGAGCGTGGAGGACACCACGCTGGACGGCCAGCCGTACACGGTCGTCGGTGAGGTCGGCCAGTGCCAGGCCGGCGGCGGCTCCTGCTGCCCGGAACAGCCGTGCGGGGACACCGAGATCGTCCAGCTCTGTGACCTGACGTACGACCCGCAGGCCCCCATCCCGACCCCGGCCCGCGACTTCACCCTGACCGGGAACGTGGTGGCTGCCAACAACGGCACCACCCTGTGGTTCGCCCAGGCGAACCAGGAGGCCAACGGCGTAGCGGAACTCACGGTCGGTGGTCTACTCCCCGCCACGCTCTACGAGTTCCGGTTCGCGTCCGCGTGGATCGGTGCGGGAGGCTCCAACCCGGTCGGCAACGCCGCCATCTACCGGCTGGAGATCCTGGACGGCGCCACGGTCCTCGCCAGCAGGACCCGCAACGTCTCCAACGGGTCGAACGTGTTCCCCGGCGGCGTGCTCACTGAGGACATGCCGCCCCTGGCGTTCATCGCCCCCGCCACGGGCGCGGTCACCATCCGGTTCACCGACCAGACGACCGGCGGCCCGGTCAACGACCGGGACCTCTTCCTCATGCCGATCGAGCTGCGGACGGCGGTCCTGACACTCACCCGCACACCGTTCCTCCGGCGCTTCACCTACGACTGTGACGGCGTCCTCACCTCGACCCAGGACCTCAGCCTGGACGGCACCACCCCGTACGTCGTGCAGGGTGAGGCCGGGGTGTGCACCGCGGATGGTGGGGCCGCCGGAGCCGTCACACCGTGCGACGTGCAAAGCGTGATCGAGGCGTGCCGGTGCGACGACGCGGACGGCGACGGCATCGCGGATACGGACTACCTGGAGCTCCTGGGGGTCGATTGCGAGGGCGTCCTCACGTCCCTCGGCACCTACACGCCGGACCTCACCGCCCCGTATACGCCGGTCGCCCCGATCGACTGCGCGGAGACCGACGAGGGCGCCGAGCGCGCGACGGCCGTCCAGGCCCGCCGGCTCGAACTCGCCCCGGCCGGCGCCTCCTGGACCGCCGCGGCCTACCCCACCCTCCAGTCCGTGACCGCGATCGCCCACGGCGGCACCGGCACGATCACCACCGCGGACGGCGCCAGCACCCTGCACACGGGCGAGGCCGCCACCTGGAGCGTCGCCCGTGACGCCGACGCACTCCTCACCGGCCCGCTCACCATCACGGCGGACACCGGCACCGTCACGATCACCTGGACCCAAGGAGTAACGCTGTGAGTGGATGCTGCGGGCAGGGGCCCGTAATCGTCTCCGGGGCCGCGGCCACGCCCCGCGTGGACGTGGAGACCGTCCTCCTCTGCGACGTCCAGGCAGACGGCACCGTCGCCGCCACCGTGCTCGTGGAGCCCGTGTACGACACCACCAGCGGCGCCAGGGTCGGCACCCGCACCGTGGACCCGGCCACGGGCGCGCCGTACACGGTGCAGGGCACCCTCCAACCGTGCGACGGTGACGACTGCGCCTCACGCACGACGCCGGTCACCAGCGTGGGCCTATGCCTCGCGGACGGCACGCCGATCGCGGTCACCGTCGTACGGGACTGCGAAGGCGTGGTCACCAGCGAGGGGTGGATCAACCTCACCACGGGCGCGTGGACGGCCGGCGCGGTCCCGGCCGGCACGGTCGCCTGCGGTGACAGCAGGTCGATCCAGGTCTCCGGCACGTTCTGTGACGTGGACGCGGACGGCGAGGTCGTCGGCCTGGTCCTCGTGGAGTACACCTACGACGACACCGGCGCGATCTCCTCCGTGCGCCTGGTGGATGCGGTCACCGGCGGCACCTACACCCCGACTGGCACCGTCACGACCTGCCCGGCCGGGGTCGAGCAGCCCGAGCAGGACGCCGTGATCCTGTGCGACACGGCGGCCGATGGCACGGTGACAGAGTTCCTGCGGGACTTCCGGCGCGACGAGAACGGCGCGATCGTCGGCCGTAGCGACTACCACCTCGACGGCACGGTCTACGTCCCGACAGGCACCGTCGGCGTCTGCTCATCGCCGTGCCTCAACTGCGAGACGCTGCTCCTGTGCGACGGCGGCGCCGACCCCGCCACCATCACAGGTGCGGGCGTGTCGGCCGGGACGCTCCCGAATGGTGTCTCCTGGACCGCACGCGCCGGCGCCGCTGCCGGTAGTGGTGCCGTCAACAGCAGGCTCAGCAACGCTGACGGCGCGTGGTGGGGCAAGCCCGAGTCGTTCCCGCTCACCACCGTCCCGACGTACACGTTCACGTTCAACCGGCCGTCGGTGGTCGAGTTCTCGGTCTACATGGCGTACGTCGCGAACCCGGCGCAGCCAGACGACAACTGCATGCAGATCCCGGCCGGCTCGGAGGTGGTCTCACTCCCCGAGGGGTTCATCTACGACCCGGTCACGGGCCAGGTGTGCGTGACCGCCGCGCAGACCGGCGACCCGTGCGTGAACCTCACCAACCCGACACGCGCCGCATCGGCGACGTTCCGTACCAGCGGGCCGGTGTCGTCCCTGAGCACGTTCTACCTCGGCGCCCGGTACGCCCGGTGCGGGCAGTTCCAGTCCTCGTGGGTCGGCGCGCTGGAGGTCACCCCGGCAAGCCAGTTCCTCCGGACGATCTGCCGGGACTGTGACGGCGAGGTCACCTCCACCACGGACACCCATCTGGACGGCGTGAGCCCGTTCACCCCGCTCGGCATGGTCAGCCAGTGCACGCCGACCCCGCCGTGCGACAAGACGGTCCTGGGTGAGTGCGTCTACAGCCTGCCCGACACCGCGACCGGATTCGACCTCGCTGCCGCCGCCTTCCCCGGCTGCTGGCTCGGCACCGCTTTGAACCCCACCTACGCCTACGGGGACCGGGTCACCTCGTGGGAGGGCACGTATCTGTCGGGCACGGGCACCGTCTCCGGGCTCGGGTTCAACAGCCCGGACCTCGGCGGGGACCTGAACTTCGCTGCCTTCGCCCCGGCGATCCCCGCGGACCCGGCCGAGTCGCCGGTGGGCTACGTCGGCACGGCGACGATCGCCGGCGTCACCGTCACGCTCCGGGCCCTGGCCGGTAACGGCCTCTCCCTCGCCGCCAACACCACGAAGATGCTCCTGGACGGCGGAGACCGGGTCCGGATCGAGTTCTCCGAGCCCGTCCGCCTCACCGTCACCACGAGCGCGTTCGCGGACCCGCCGACCCCGCACAATGAGCGGCTGTGCGGCGTCGTCGCGTCCACGGTGCCGTGGGAGGCGGTGAAGGTCGCGGACTGCGAGGGCGTCATCAGCACCGTGGACACGGCCACCCGGCAGCCGCTGCCGGCGACGGCCACCGTCCAGTGCGATGACGACTGCTGCCAGCCCGTCCAGGTGTGCGTGGACGCGACGCGCACGGAGTCGCGGGAGTTTATCTCCAATGCGGCCAACGCCACCGACAACAGCGTGGACCCGACCTGGCGGTGGAGCCCGGCCCTGACCGGCCCCTGGTACGACATGTACCGCACGCCGCCCGTGGCCGGGTGGACCACTCAGGACGGCGGCACCCCGGCCGGTACCGCGCACTGGGTATCCGCGCACCCCAACGGCAGCCCGGTCCAGAGCAACCCGCCCCGCCCGGGGGAGGGCCCGACGATCGGTGTGCAGTCCTGGTACGCCCGAGCCACGTTCAACCTTCCGCCCGCCGCTGACCCGGCGTCCATCCGGATCGCGGCGACCGTCCTCAACGCTGACCAGAACCTGGTGGCGTGGAGGCTGAACACCGGGGCCTGGCAGCCGGTGGGCGCGGACCACACGGAGCCGCCGACCACCTTCGGGCCGACCGCCGTGCCAGGCGTCAAGCCTGGGGCGAACGAGATGATCCTCCATATTCAGGAGACCGTCGCCGGCGGCGGCGGGGCGGCCCTGATGGTGCACCTCATCGCGTCGTACCAGCTCCCTGACGGGCAGCGTTCTTGGACGCGCATGGTGTGCTGTGACGGCACCGTGTACTACCTCGACGACACCGGCGCCCGGCGTGAGGAGCTGCCGGAGTTCTGGTCCGTCGCGCCGTGCGGCACCGGATCGGAACCGGTCCTCCTGTGCGACGACGCGGGTAGCTTCCTGCGGCACTTCTCCTACGCGGGTGACCAGATCGTCACCACGGACACCGACCTCACCGGAGAGGCGTACACGCCGGTCGGCACGGTCCGTTCCTGCTCCTCCTCCATGACGGGCCCGGCCGACGCCCCCGTGTCCACCGGTATCCGGCGCGTCACCGGCACCGCACCGCAGAACCTCAAGACGGAGGCTCCGGGCCTCCAGTCCGTGAGCGTCACCGTCCTGGCCGGCGTCCTCAACGTCACCATGTCCACAGGGGCCGCCCAGGCGGTCCCGGCCGGCATGACGCTGACGTGGAGCGTGGCCGACACCGACGACTCATCGCTCGCGGCGGCCTCCTTCGCCGGGGCGACGGCCGCGACGGACTACGTCCTGAACTGGACGGCCAAGGGGAGCGCGGACGGATGACGGGAACCGACGCCGGACTGAGGGGCGGCACGCCTGCGGTGGACCCGCAGGCGTGCAACGCCCTGACCACCACGCCGGCCGGGCTCCTCGTCCCCAGGACGAGCCTGGCGGCACTGCCGTCCAGCGCGCCCGCCCCGGTCGGCGCGACCCGGTCCGTGGACGTCGATATCGTCCACCCCGGCGGCTGCCCGGACGCCTGGCAGATCGGCGCCCGCCTGTCACCGGTCTCGGGGGAGGCTGTCCTCGCCACAGCCGCCAACCTGCTGCCGACGCCCGGCCAGTGGGTGAACACGGCCCTGGCCGTGACCCTCCCGGAGCCCGGCCGCTACTACCTGTCCTGGGACGCGCGGGCGCAGGTCTGCGCCCAGGTCAACTACTGCACGAACGCGTGGATTGAGGGCGCCATCTTCGACAACGCCAGCGGGGCCGTGGAGGCCGGGCCGCGCACGATCATGCAGCACCAGTTCTCCAAGGCGAATGACGGGACGGTCCTCCAGACATGTCAGTCGGCCACGTCCCCCATCACGCATATCAGCGTGGTCACGGCGGCCCAGGGCTCGCGCACGCTGCGCCTACGAGGTCTTTTCCAGGACTCCACGGCCTGCCCGAACACGGTGTTCCAGAGCGCGACCATGCCGGCCAGCCGGAACTACGTCACATGGATCAAGATCACCGACTGATAGGAGGGATGGACGTGGCCGAGGAAACCCGCGAGCACGACCAGGGCGCGGCGGCGCGGTACTTCACGGACGGCGGATGCGTCCAGGTCGTCCACGGCCTGGCGGACGCCGGGCCGCTCCTGGCGGCCGGGTTCGAGGAGACCGACGAGGCCGCCTACCGCGCGGCGGTCGAAGGCGGGGAGGCGTGACGGGCACCGGCGCGGCCCTGCGGCTCATCGGGCACGGCTCTGCCGTCCTGCCGGCGGCCGTGGACCTCCAGCCGTCCGCGTCCGGCACGTGGGTGGCCACCGGCCTCATCGTGGCCCTCCCGGCCGCCGGGACGTACCAGCTCGACGCGACGGTCCGCTCAGCGCTGGCGGCCGTCTCGCCCGCGAACGTGTTCATCGTCGCCCGGCTGTACGACGTGACCGCCGGCGCCGTCGTTCCGGGCAGTGAGGCGATGGTCCATCAGATCAACATCGGCTCGCCGTCCGGGGCGACGCTCTCCCAGGGCACGAACAACAGCGCGCCGATTCAGGTTGAGTACGCCGTCCCCGGCCCGCGCGTGATCCGCGTCGAGGCCGCCCGCTTCAACTCTCAAGGCGCAACCGGGACGGCCATCGTCGTCAGTGACGGCCACGGCCGGTCCACCCTGCGTTTCGACCGAATCGCCTGACCGTCACGAAGGAGAACCCCATGGCCGGAACGAGCGGCAGCGTCTCGACGGGTGCCCCTGACCGCGAGTTCGAGATCCTGTGTGACGACGACGGGGCCGGTACGAGCACGGCGTTCCTGCGCCGGTACACCGTTGACGGCACCGGCACGGTCGTGCCCGTGGACACGGAGCTGGACGGCACCACCCTGTACGCGGTCACGGGAACCGTGGGCCGCTGCGCTGACACCCAGCCCGAGCCGCGGCCCGTCACCGTCCACGGCACCCAAAACACCGACTGGTCCCTCACCGCCAACCCCGGCACCCAGTCCGCGACCCTCATGGTCCTCGCGGGCACCGTGCCCGTTACGACCGCCGAGGGCACGATCCAGGCCCCGGCCGGAACCACGCTCACCTGGAGCGTGGACGGGGACGCCGTGGACTCGGAGCTCACCGGCACCCTCACGATTGACGGCACCACCCCAGGGGCCTCCTGGCTGGTGCTGTGGACCACGCAGGCATAACAGGCCGGTGAGCACCGCAGGCAGCTACACGCCACCCGCGCCCCGGGAGGCGAGGGCGAGCGCCATCACCGACGGCAACGGCACCGCCGTCCTCACCTGGCCGGCCGGGGCGTTCGCGGCGCCCCCCATCGTCACCCTCGCCGTCCAGGCCGACGCGGGGTTTCGCTCCGTCCGTATCGTCGCCAACACAGCTGCGCAGACCACCGTGAACGTCCTCCAGGCCGCAGGCGTCACCCTCCTCGGCATCGGCGTCCTGGCGACCGGTACCCCTGCCTCGGGCGTCACCGTGCACGCGCACGCCACCGCCGCCTGACCGAAAGGAGCAACATGCGGATTGTGTTCGTCCTCCCGGTCTACGGGGACGGGCTCTTGCCCACCGGGGCGTTCGTCACGTCCCGGGAGTATGTGCGCGGTCTCGTTGCGGCCGGGCACCAGGTGGACGTGATCACCACGATCCGCGAGCCTGGCGCGCCCCGTCTCGTGGGCCGGGTGCGGGTGTGGCCGCTGACGCACTGGCGGCGCGCTCTCCAAGCGGCGCGGCCCGAACTGCTGATCTCCCACCACGGCGACCGGAAGGCCGCCCGGATCACCGCCCTGGCGAGTAGCATCCCGCACCTACTGATGGTCCATGGCATGGCGGAGGACCGGGACCTCCGCGCCCCGTCCCTGGTCTGGTTCCCGTCGCAGGCCTGCCGCGAGCACTACCCGGACTACGACGGCGAGAGGCTGGTGCTGCCGCCGCCGATTGACCCGGCGCCGTACCGCACCCGGCCGGGCAGCATGATCACGTTGTCCGGCTCCACCCGGGAAAAGGGTGCGGACGTCCTGGCCGCCGTCGCCGAGCGGCTGCCGGGCGAGCGGTTCCTCCTGGTGCGCGCTGCCAGCCACGCCCCCGGCTCCCTGCCGCCGAACGTAGAGGTGGTGGACCGGACGGTGCCGCGTGAGGTCTACGCCCGAACCCGCGTCCTGCTGATGCCGTCCACCACGGAGTCCTACGGGCGCGCCGGGGTTGAGGCGATGCTCTCCGGTATCCCGGTGATCGCCGCCCCGCTACCGGGCATCCGCGAAGCCCTCGGCACCGCCGCGGCCTACGTGGAGCGGGACAACGTGGCCGGCTGGGTGGACGCCATCGGCCGCCTCGCGGCCCCGAGGGCGTACGCGGTGGCCTCCCGGACCGCTCGCGCCCACGCCGCTGCCCTGGACTACCCGGGCAACATCAGCGTGTTCGAGGAGGCGTGCCGCCGTCTACGCCGCCGCCCGGCGCCCCCCGTACGGACCTACCTCGCGCCCCGCCGACTACCCGCGCGGGCCACCTAGACTCGACAGTGCCGCCGCTGGTTGTGGGCCGGGCGACTCCCATGCGACACCGCGAGGAGCCCCCTCATGGCGAAGTGCTGCGGCTCTCCTGGCTGCAAGTGCACAGTGGTTGCCGGACCCGGCGTCACCGTGGACGGCAACGGCAGCCCGACCACCCCCTACATCATCAGCACGGGCGCGGCCACGCCCACCGCGCTCCAGGCGACCGACACCGCGACCGTGGACACCACGGTCACCGGCACCGGCACCGCCGCGGACCCGTACGTGGTGAGCGCCGCCGTCGTCCTGGACCCGGCGCCGCCCGGCGGCGGGACGCAGCTCCTCCAGGTCGGCCCGGACGGCCTGTACCTGGAGTGCGAGCAGGTCCGCGGCTGCATCTCCGCCGGGGACGGCACGGACTACGACCCGACCACCGGCGTCATCTCCGTCCAGGTGTCCGGCGACGCCGGGAACACCACGACTATCGGCGGGGACGGCGGGATCTACACCCCGGCCGCCTCCACCGCCCTGGCCGCCATGGACTCCGCCACGGTGGACGTGGAGATCACCGGCACCGGCACCGCCGGCGACCCGTACGAGGTCACCGCAGACGTGATCCTGGACCCGGCGCCGCCCGGCGGCGGGACGCAGCTCCTCCAGGCCGGTCCGGACGGCCTGTACCTGGAGTGTGAGCAGGTCCGCGGCTGCCTCATCGCCGGGGACGGCATCACGTACGACCCCGCCACCGGGGAGATCACAGCGACCGGAACGGCGCTCCAGGCCACCGACACGAACACGGTGAACACCACCCTCACCGGGACCGGGACCCCAACGGACCCGTACGTCCTGGCGGCGGACGTCATCGTTGCCCCGGAGCCCAACGGCCTGGAGGCGACCGCGAACGGCCTCCTGGTGGCCCCCTCCGCCGACGCCGGGAACCAGCTCACCATGGGCACGGACGGCCGCCTCATGGTGCCGCCGGACCCGCCGCTGGAGACGGGGTGCGGCCTCGCGGGTGACGGCACCGCCGCCGCGCCCCTCGTCGTCGTTCCCGCGGCCGGGTCGGAGGCCTGGCCCTGGGCGTGCGACGTCGCCGTGGAGTCCACGCTCAAGTGCGACCCGGCCACCGGCGAGCTCTGGACCCCGCCCGAGCACTACAGCGCCCAGGACCACATCTATGTGGAGCACTTCCTCGGCGGGTGGCTGACCCCGATCGGCCCGACTGGCGGATGGGCGATCATCGACCCCGGCGCCAACCAGGCCTTCAACATCCCGGCCAACTTCCTTGGGAACAACTGCCGGCCCTGGGGATACGAGGTCACCAACTCGGTGACCTGGGACATCACGCACTCCGCTGACGCGGTGTTCGAGCTCGGCATGGTCGTTCAGCAGGACGGGGGCGCCTTCCAGGTCCGCCCGATGTGGGGGCACCTCACCGCCGTCGGACAGGCGCACCGGGAGCGCGGCAACGGCACCGCGAACGAGACGCTGTGGAACATCCCTGCGGGCTCCGGCGCCTCCTGCATCATGCTCCCCGCCATCCGCGTGGTCGCCGGACAGGTGACCGCCATCCACTCCTGGGTGTCCGACGCCACGATCGACACGCAGACCAACACCCCGTAAGGAGCGTCCCTATGGCCCGCTACTACGCCTCACCGGCCGGCACGTCCGTGATGCAGTCCGGCGGCGTCTTCCCGCCCCCGGAAGACTGGACGGAAATCACGGAGGAGGACTATCACCAGCGGCTCACCGAGCACGGCCAGAACTTCGCGCAGATGCCCGTCCGGAACCTGGCCGACATCCAGCCGGAGGAGCCGGCGGAGTAGGCACCCTCCCGTCCTGGAGCCGCGCGGTACCGCTGGGCCCTTCCCCGGCGGTACCGCGCTTCGTTGACCCCGATTGGACAGGACCGGCGCAGCTATGCTGTTGCTGTCGCCGCTGGTTGTGGGCCGGGCCACCAACACCGTCTGTTGGAGGCCCCCGTGCCCTGTCCCCTCATCGCCAACGCCGACGTCATCCGGGTCACGCGCGTGGACGGCTGCGGCCGGCCCGTCTGTGGCGACGACAACGCGTTCACCTTCGACTGCTTCGCCACCCTCGGCATGAACCCAAACGTGCAGGAAGGCGAAGACGTCGAGTACCGAGCGGCCAACGGCCGGATCTGTGGATTCAAGCGCGGCTGCCCCTCGTTCAGGGGGTTCGACCTCGAACTCAACTTCTTCGCCGTCTCCCCGGAGCTGATCGAGATCACCACGGGCAACCCCGTGGTGTACGGCTACAACGGCGAGCCCATCGGCTACGACGACTGTTCCGTCCAGTGCAACAGCGGATTTGCCATCGAACTCTGGGCCGAGGTCCTGGGTGAGGATGTCTGCGCCACCGGCGGCGGGGAGGGCGCCTGGATCTACTTCCTCCTCCCGTGGGTGACGAACGGGCAGCTCGGCAACATCGAGGTCGGGGCCGAGGCGGCCAGCCTCACCCTGTCCGGTGCCACCCGCGCCGGCGGCGCGTGGGGTGTCGGCCCGTATGACGTCATGCCGATCGACGCCGCGGGCACGGCGGGGCCGCTCCTCACCCCGCTCGGCTCGAACTGTCACCGGCGGACCTTCGTCACGAACGTGGCGCCGCCGGAGCCCACGTGCACCTACTCCCCGGTGGCCGGGGACCTCTGCCTGGCGTCCTGACCGTGGGCGCGCCGGACATCGTGGTCCCGGTGCGCGAAGGGGCCGTCAACGAGCCGTTGCGCTACGCGCTTCGCTCGTGGGCGGCCCACCTTCCGCACGGACGGGTGTGGCTCGTCGGGTACCGCCCGAGGTGGGCGATCGGCGTGGAGCACATCCCTACCCGCCAGGCCGGGCGGACGAAGTACGAGAACACGACGCGCGCCGTCCGGGCGGCGTGCGAACACCCCGAGGTCAGTGACACGTTCCTCCTGGCCAACGACGACATGTTCGTCATGCACTACCAGGACGGTGGGATGCCCGTGCTCCACCGCGGCCCCGTGCGGGACGTGGAGGCCTACTACGCGGCCCGCGCCTCCGGTGCGTACCTGCGCGGCATGAGGGAGACGGCCGCGCTCCTGGCGGAGCTCGGCCACCCGGACCCGTTGTCCTATGAGCTCCATGTCCCCATGGCCGTGGACAAGACGGGGATGCTCGCGGCCCTGGACGCCGCCCGCCACCTCACCGTGGTCCACAAGCGGACGTTGTACGGCAACCTCGCCCAGGTCGGCGGGAAGCAGATTCCGGACGTGAAGATCCTCCACCGGGCGCCGCGCGACTTCGGCCCGGCCTCCCCGTACCTCTCCACCATGCCGGACTCCTTCGCGGCCGGCGCGGTCGGCCACTTCATCCGCCGGGCGTTCCCGCACCCGTCACCGTACGAGCAGCCCGGGAGGCGCTGAATGCCGCTCCAGATCGGGCCGTGTGACCCGTGGCCGGTAGACCTCTGCTGCCAGCTCCCCGAGGACCTGGACCCGGCCGTCATCGAGCGCTGGCAGCGGGTGGCCTCCCAGACCCTATGGCGGCTCTCCGGGATGCGGTGGGGGCCGTGCCCGGTGACCGTCCGGCCGTGCCGCCGCTCCTGCGCGGAGGCCGCCCCGGTCAGCTTCCAGGCCGGCGCCGGGACGGGGCCCTGGGTGCCGTACATCGGCGCGGACGGCGCCTGGCGCAACGCGAACGTCTGCGGGTGCCGGTCCTCGTGCTCATGCGGAGAGCTCTGCGAGGTCCAGCTCCGCGGGCCCGTGTACGACGTGGTCAACGTGTCCGTGGACGGGGAGGACCTGGTCCCCGAGGCGTACCGCGTGGACGCCCCCGGCCTCCTGGTCCGCACTGACGGGGAGTGTTGGCCGACGTGCCAGGACCTCGCCGCCCCCGAGGGCGCGCCCGGCACGTTCACCGTGACCTACCGGTGGGGGCTCCCGCTGGATGAGGCCGCCATCGCCGCCGTCTCGGAGCTCACGTGCCAACTGGTCCTGGCGTGCCTCCCCGCCGGGACGAAGGGGTGCGGCGAGTGCCGGCTCCCCGGCAACGTCACGCGCGTGGTGCGCCGGGGTGTGGAGATCGAAATGGCGGACCCCACGGTCATCTTCGCGGAGGGCCGCACCGGCCTCCCGCTCACTGACCTGTGGTTGAGCACCGTCAACCCTCACCGGCTGGCGAGCCCGAGCAGGGTCTACAGCCCCGACCGGAAGGCCCCGCGGGTGACGACATGGCCATGAGCCCGCTCGCCGTCCACGAGCTCGCGGAGACCGTCCTCGGCTGCGTGTGCGCCGCCCTGGACGCCACCGCTGCCAAGGTGGAGGACCAGCCCGGTTGTCCGTGCCGCGCGTGCGTCACGCCCGGGCCGCCGGCCTGGGACGGCTGTGACGAGCCGTGCGGCACGGACGGCGCCGGCGGCCAACTCACCGTCCACGTCGCCCGCATCTACCCCACCGCGGCGTTCCCCACGGAGGAGCGCGTGGTCCTCGGCGCCCGCAACTGCCCGGCGCCCGCCGCCATCGCCGTGGAGCTGGTCATCACCCTCCTGCGCTGCGCCCCGACGATGGATGAGCGCGGGTGTCCGCCGTCGTGCGACGACCTGGCGGCGGCGGCCCGAACGGTCCACGTGGACGCGGCCACCATCTACAACGCGCTGGTGTGCTGCCTCCCCACCACCGGCGCCCGGCGCCGCGGCCCGCAGTTCTCCCCTGGTACGCAACGCGTCCTCGAGCCCGAAGGCGGTTGCATGGGGGTGGAGCAGCGGGTGACGATCGCCGTACCGTCGTGCGGCTGCCCGGAGGAGGAGAGCCCGTGAGCGTAGAGGTGCGCATCGACCCCGGCCGTATCGCCCGGCTCCTGCGGCTCCGCGGAGGCCCGGCGGAGCGCGGACTCCGCCGACGCACGGAGCGGGTGGCCGGCCTGGCGGAGCGGAAAGCGCCCGGCTCAATGGGGGACTACGTGTCCTGGAAGATCGAGACCGGGCCGCGCGGACTCCAGGGCGTGGTCAGCTGTAACCACCCGGCCGTGCGGTTCGTCCTGGACGGCACCAGGCCGCACGTGATCCGGCCCAGGAGGGCGAAAGCCCTCCGGTTCGACATGGGCGGCCGGACAGTGTTCGCGAAGCGGGTCAACCACCCCGGGACGAAGCCCAACAACTTCATGGCGGAGGCCCTACGCGAAGGCCGATGACCTTCCCGCCGTGAGCTCGGCCCGGCCGCGGCTACCCTTCGGGGTACGCCGCTGGTTTTGGGCCGGGCGACCGCGCGGGAGTGGAAGGGCATACCCGTGGCCAACAAGAAATTCGCGCTCAACACCCAACCTCACGCCGCCGAGATCGGCGACGACGTCACGCTGTACTTCCTCCCCGAGGTCATGGGGGACGAGTTCCTGGACTCCTACGGCCGGCTCCAGGAGACCACCAAGCGGCTGAACGTGGACCTCTCCGACGCCTCGAACGTGGACCTGTCCCACGTCCGCGCCGCGAACACCGCGCTCCGGGTGTTCCTGGCCTCCCTCATGCTCCCGGAGTCGGCCGAGTCGTTCGCCCGCTGGGAGGTCCACGCCAGCGGGAAGAAAGTGGGCTCCTACGCTGACCCGGCGTCGGCCGAGGAGGCCGCGGCCGGCCGTAAGGGGGCGAAGGTCGTGGATGCCGGACTCCGGCTCCCGGACCGCGTCCTGGTGGAGCTCATGGAGTGGGTCGTGGAGCTGTACGGAGGTGCCGGCGGCCAGCGCCCTCCTACGTCGTCCAACGGCTCTGCACCAGCATCGCCGCCTCCTGGACCGCGTGGGAGGGGCGTCTCGCCCTCCAGGGCATCGACATCCACGCGTGGCCGCTAAGGGTCATGCTCGCGGCGGCCGAGGCCGCCATTGAGGACGCGGCCGAGGACGAGGTGGAGCGGGAGCGCAACCGGGCACAGCTCTACGCCCCGCCCCGGGTCCCCGGCGCTGAGGGCCGCCGCATGAGCCGTCCGCCCGGGACGAGGCTGGACCAGGCCGGCGCCCAGGCCCTCATGGCGCAGCTCGCCGCAGAAGACGCACGCCTGACCGGCCGGAGTACCGGCTAGTCTGGAGACCGATTTTCGCCGCTGGTTCTGGGCCGGGCAATCCACCGCACGCGTGGGGTTGCCTTGGCCGAGGAAGAGGACTACGGCTCAGCACGCATCCGCATCGAACTGGACGATGCGGGTGCGGTTGCTGACTCGCGCGACCTCGGCGCGCGTATCCAGAGGGCGCTGGACCGCAGCACGCGCACTGTCGGCGCGACCATCCGGCGGAACATCCAGCGCGGCCTGGCCGCCGCCGGCGCCGTCAGTGTCCAGGTAGAGCCGGACGTACGGCGTTTCAGCCGACTGGTCAACACCGGCCTACGAGGCCTGACGGCCAGCGTCCAGGTTGCTCCGGACCTCCGCCGTTTCCAGCCGCTTCTGTCCGCCGGGCTCCGCGGCCTGGACGCCGCCGCCGTTCCTGTCGCCCCGGACCTCACCCGGTTCCGGACGCTTCTGTCCGCCGGGCTCCGCGGCCTGGACGCGGTCTCCGTACGGGTTGCTCCCGACGTCACCCGGTTCCGGACGCTCCTGGCCGCCGGGCTCCGCGGCCTGGACGCGGTCTCCGTACGCGTCGCCCCGGACCTCCGGCGCTTTGACCGGCTCCTCGTCCAGGGCCTCCGGGACCTGGACGGCATCAACGTTCCGATCCTCCCGGACCTGCGTCGATTCGACCGGGCGTTGGTCCAGGGCCTGTCCGACCTGAACGGGATCAACGTCCCGATCCTCCCCGACTTGGAGGCCTTCGCGGAGCGGCTGCGCTCCGCCCTGGCGGGGCAGGAGTTCGAGGTCACGGTCGTCCCGGACCTGGACGGCCTGGACGAGCGCATCCGGGCGCACAACGCCCCAGACATCAACGTCAACGCCGACGTTGACACCAACCGTTTCAGCCGCGCCCTGGGCGCCCTCGGCGGGATCGCCGGGCGGGTCGGCCGCTCCCTCGGCGGCCTACTGCGGATCGGTGCCATCGGCATCGCCGCGGCCGGAGCGGCGTCAGCGGTCGGCGGCCTGGCCGCGGCCCTCGCGCCAGCGGCCGGGATCATCGCGGCGTACCCCGCGCTCATCATGGGGTTCCAGGCCGCGGCCGGCACCCTCCGCCTCGCGCTGGTCGGCGTCTCCGATGCCCTCTCGGCCGCGTTCGGGGACAGCGCCCAGAAGTACCAGGAGGCCCTGGAGAAACTGGCTCCGGCCGCCCGCGAGGCCGTCACCGCGGTCCGGGAACTGGCGCCTGAACTCAAGAAGGTCCAGCAAAGCGTCCAGCAGGCGTTTTTCGAGCAGTTCGCCGGCCAGGTCAGCGGGGCGGTACGCAACCTCCTGCCCCTCAAGGCGAACCTCCAGAACATCGCTGCGGAGTTCGGAGCGGCGGCGGACGAAGGGCTCAAGTTCGTCCGGAGCCAGCGGTTCCTGAACAACGCCCGGACGATCCTCCAGGGCACCCAGGACGCCGTGGGCGGCCTGGTCACCGGCATCCGGCCCCTCATCCAGGGGTTCACCGACGTTGGCGCCGCCGTCGCGAAGGCCTTCGGCGCGGAGCTCGGGTCCGGGATCTCCGGGCTCATGGAACGCTTCGGCGGGTTCCTCACCCGGATCTCCGAGAGCGGTCAGGCCGTCGCCTGGGTGGACGGCGCGCTCACCGCGTTCGCCCGCCTCGGGGACCTCCTGGGCAACATCGGCTCGATCATCGCCGGCGTCTTCCGAGCCGGGGAGACGGCCGGCGGTGGTTTCCTGGGGAACCTCCAGGAGATCACCCGGTCCATGGCCGAGTTCGTCAACTCGGCCAAGGGCCAGGAGGCCATCACCAACATCTTTCGGACGGTGGCCACGGTCGCGGCCCAGCTCGGCCCGATCCTTTCCGCGCTGATCACCCAAGTCGGCGCCATCGCGCCGGCGATCGGGCCCATCTTCACGGCGCTCGGCCCGGCCATCGTCGGCCTGATCAACTCGCTCGGCCCGGCCCTGGCCGCCATCGCGCCGGCGCTCGCCACGGTCGGCTCTGCCCTCGCCCAGGCTTTCACCGCCCTCGGCCCCGCCCTCGGGCCGGTCGGCGCCGCGCTCGCGTCCATCATCCGGGGCCTGGCCCCGATCCTGCCCCTGGTCGGGCAGCTCGCGAACCTGGTCGCGTCCGTCCTCGCGCCGGTTCTGCAGAGTCTCGCCGCGCTGTTCGCGCCGATCATCCAAGCCCTGGTCGGCGCGCTCATGCCGGTCCTGCCGCCCATCACGGCGGCTTTCACCGCCCTGACACGGGCGATCGTTCCCCTGGCGACCGGGCTCGGCCAGCAGCTCGGCGCGCTGGTCGCCACACTCTCCCCGCTCCTGGCCGCCGTCGCGGACACCCTCGTCCAGGTCTCGGCGGCCCTGGTGCCGGTGATCTCGGCGCTCACCGCCGCGCTCCTCCCGGTCCTGCCCCCGCTGATTGACGCTTTCTCCGGGATCGTCCAGGCCCTCCTGCCGATCTTCCCGGCGATCTCCAACCTGGTGAGCGCCGTCTCGCCGCTCGTCATCATGGTCGTGGAGCTCCTGGCTCCCGTCCTCCAGCTCGCGGCCGCGTTCGCGAGCTGGGCGACGCTGAACATCGTCGTCCCCATCATCCGGGGCGTGGTCGGGGCCCTGGCCGGGCTCCTCAACGCGTCGGCGGCGGTGCATCGGTTCTGGGTGGCGCTCCCCGGCATGATCTCCGGTGCGGTCGCCCGGGTCGGCCAGTTCTTCTCCGACCTGTGGACCTCCGCCACTACGGCCACGTCCAACGGCGTTGCCCAGGTCGTCCAGTTCTTCTCCGACCTGTGGACCTCCGCCACCACGGCCGTCAGCACCGGCGCCGCGCAGGTCGTCCAGTTCTTCTCCGACCTCTGGACCTCCATCACCACGGCGGTCAGTAACGGCGTCGATTCGGTCGTCACGTTCTTCCAGTTGCTCCCCGGGAGGATCGCCGCGGGCCTGGCCGCGCTGCCCGGCCTCCTCATCGAACTGTTCACGACAGCCGTTGCGAACGCCGTCCTGACGCTCATCGCGGTCAGCGTCAACATCGTCACGTTCTTCCAGCAGCTCCCCGGGAGGATCGCCGCCGGCCTCTCCTCGCTCGGGTCCGCAATCTCCAACGCGTTCACCTCGGCCGGCACGGCGGCCATGGCGCGGGCGCAGGCCTTCGGGACGTCCGTGGCGACGTTCTTCCAGCAGCTTCCCGGGAGGATCGCCACCGGACTCTCCTCGCTGGGGTCGAGGGTGGCCACCGCGTTCACCACGGCCGGTAACACGGCCCTCGCGCGGGCGCGGTCCTTTGGGACATCCGTCTCCACGTTCTTCTCCCAGCTCCCGGGGCGTATCTCCTCCGGGCTCTCCTCGCTGGGGTCGAGGGTGGCCACCGCGTTCACCACGGCCGGGAGCACGGCCCTGGCCCGCGCCCGGGCGTTCGGCTCATCGGCGGCCTCGTACTTCTCCTCCCTGCCCGGGCGCATCGGGTCGGCCCTCTCTTCCCTGGGCTCCCGGATCGGCGGGGCGTTCTCGCGGGCGACGTCCTCCGCGCTGCGCTCCGTCAACAGCCTGATCAACAGCGTCGTCCGCGCGTTCTCCAGCCTGCCCGGCCGGATCATCGGAGTCCTCGGAGACATCGGCGGCAGGATCGTCAGCAAGATCAAGGCCGGGCTGCCCGCTGCCGTCCGGGGCGCGCTGCCCTTCGCGGACGGCGGGATCGTGGACAGGCCCGTCATCGGCCTGGTGGGTGAGGCCGGCCGCGAGGTCATCCTGCCCCTGACCCGGCCCGCCCGGGCGGTGGAGCTCGCGCAGCGCTCGGGGCTCCTGGAGCTGCTGGCGAAGCGTGGCGTGATCGCCCCGCCCGGAGGGGGCCCGGCAGCGGCACCGACCGGCGGAGTCCGCAACATCACGCACACCTGGAACATCACCACGAACGCTCAGGACCCGCGCGTCCTGGCCGAACACCTCTACGGCCAGATGGCCCGAGCGGCGGGGGTATGACGTGATCAGCGACTACATGGACCTCGGGTGTACGGAGATCATCAACTCCGCCCGGGCCGCCGTGTACGCCGGGAAACACTGCCTCCTGGAGGGCTGCGAGCCGTGCCCCGGACTGGCGGAGGCCATCAACGACCAGCCCTATGTGGACCCGGTGGCCGACCCGGCACCCTGGTACGACCCGGCCGTACCGGAGTCGGCCTCCTTCCTCGGCGTCATGGGTCTGTCCGCCGCCGGTTTCTCCCAGTCCACGCTGGCCCGGACCGCGGTCCAGCTCGTGGGCGACGGCGCCGCGCTCGGCGTCGCCCGGCGCTCCCACCGGGAGATCACCTACACCGTGCTCCTCCTCGTCCTGGAGGAGTGCGCCCTCGCCTACGCCCTGGAGTGGCTGGCCTCCGCCCTCCGCGGCGCGCCGTGCGAAGGCAGCTGCGGGGGTGATGAGCTCGGCGCGTTCGCGTGCTGCCCGACCGGCGACGGCACGCGCGAGCTCCGCCACCTCTACGGCGTCGGGTTGATGACCGGCCCACAGATCACCTCCGTGCGCTACCTGCCCGAAGGGATCATCGCGGAGGCGACGTTCACCCTGGCCGCCGCCGTCCCGTGGATCTACCGGGAACCGCTGGAGAGCCTGACCCAGTGGGTGGACCTGGCCGGCGGTGAGGTCCTGACGATGGACCCGGACGAGATCTATGGGGACTGCGCGGAGGCCACGCCGTGCCTGGAGGACCCGCTCTGTCCGCCACCGCCGCTCCCGATCCGGGCGCCGGTGCCGGTGGATGCCTGCTACCCCACCGGGCCGGCGGAGTTCCGCCGGTCGGTGGTGGCCCTCTCCCCGATGGATCAGCCGGAATGGCTGGAGGCCGTGCCGGTGCTCGAGCTGGAGACCGGCGCCAGTGCGATGCGACGCCTGATCGTGCGGTTCTGGGCCAACCCGCTCGGCGGGGACTGCATGGACGTGGCTGACCCGTGCGCCGCGTGCACGGACATCCAAATCCCCTACCTCCCGGCGGGCTCCACGCTCACCGTGGACGGCCGGACGCAGACCGCCACCGTGGAGTGCCCCCAGGGAGTCCTGGGGTCCTCCAGCAGTGAGCCGACGCTCTACGGGCCGTTGGGCCAGGCGTTTGAGTGGCCGATCTTCTCGTGTCCCACCGGCCTCTGCATCGAGATCCTGAGCACCGCCGCGACGACGGCCGCGGGCGCCCGTGCGCGGGTGCTCCTCGTCCCCCGGTCGGACGTGGGTTGATGAGCGTCCTCGGGTGTCCCCAGGAGTACCGGGCCGTCATCCACTGGCGGGGCGGCGCCCGCCCGTACACCTCCCCGGCGGTGAGCGCGCTCACGTCGGTGAAGTGGAACCGCACGCTGAACGACACCGCCGAGGCCACCATCACGATCGCCAAGGGAATGGCCGGCGCCGCGTGCTGCGGCGAGCTTGGGCAGATCGAGCCCTTCGTACACGAGCTCTCGATCTACCGGGACAGTGAGCTGGTCTGGCAGGGACCCGTCTTCCGTGTGACGGAGAACCGCACCCGGTTCACGGTCGAGGCCCGGGACGTGACGGAGTGGCTGGCCCGCACCGTGAACACCACCCTCCTGCGGTACGTCAGCACCAACGCGGCTGACCCGAAACGGCAGGGCCCTATCCAGCAGATCGCGGAGTCCATCATCCGGGAGAACTTGTCCGGCGGGCTCTACGCCTCCTCGCCGGACTGGCCCCGGATGCTGCCCTACATCGTCCGCCAGGACGACACCGTGAGCGCCCGTTTCGAGAAGGACGGCACGGCCGACAACGAGATCTGGCTCGTGCCAATCCTCCGCATCATGGATGAGGAGCTGGTGCCGCGCGGCCTGGAGTACACCACCGTGGGCCGCTCCCTCATCCTCGGCCGGCCACAGACCACCGCTGACCCGGCGCAGGCCCGGCTCAACCTCGACTCCTTCGCCGGAGACGTCGAGATCGTCCGCGACGGCACCAATGCCGCCTCCCTGGTGTGGGTCACCAACCAAGAGGACCAGGACATCACGGGCTCGCAGTTCGGGGTGTCCGGTGTGGTGAGCGCGTACTACGGGCGTCTGGACCACCTCATCCGCACGACGGCTGAGGGCCTGACCGCGTACGACCTGTGGCAGATCGCCCGCGCCTCCTACGCCGGCCGGAACCCGGTGCCCACGTCGCTGCGCATCCCGGACGGCGCCGGCCTCGCCGCCACGGCCCCGGTGTCAATCCGTCAGCTCGTGCCAGGCGTGCGGATCGACGTCGCCGCGACCGGCATGTGCATGGGCCTCACGCAGCCCTACCGCCTCTCGGACGTGGACGTGGAGTGGGGCGACAACGGTGAAAACGTCGGCGTCGGCCTGATCCCGATTGGTGACCCCTTCGTAGGAGATCCCCCGTGAGCCCAGCCCCCGGCCAGCGCGCCGCACAGCCCGCCGTACGCGCCATGACCTCCACCCAGAGAGCCCTGGGCCGCGCCGCCCAGTCCACGGCCGGCGGGCTCACGGCCGCTCTCGGGCTCGGGTGGGTGGACGGCCAGCACTTCCAGGTGGACCTGTCCGCCCCGCCCGGGCAACAGGCGCGCCTGGCGGCCCTCGCGTGCGGGTGCACGGGCCGCTGCCGAGGCGACTGCCCGGAGGCCGACGAGGGCCAGGAGGAGACCGACATGCACGAGAGGCAGGGATAGACATGGCCAGGTGTGGGTGCCAAGGAGGTTGCTCCTGTGCGCTACAGGGCTCCGGGGCGATCGTGGTCACCGGCAACGGCTCAGCGAGCGCCCCGTTCAACGTGTCTGTGGACCTGGCACAGCTGCTCCAGGCCGGGGAGGGCATCGAGTACGACCCGATCACCGGCACGATCAGCGCGCGGATCTCCACGGACCCGGCCAACGCCACGACCTTCGGGACGGACGGCGGGATCTTCACCTTCGGTGGCAACGGGAGCGGCGGGCCCATCGCGGTCTGCCCCGAATACTTCCAGACCAACGCGGAGGGCCAGATCTGTCTCAAGCCCGGGACCATGGGGCTGCGCCAGATCGTCACGTACAACACCGCCGGAACCTTCGCCTTCACGAAGGCCTCGTATCCCTGGCTCGCCCGGGTCCGGGTGCGCGTCCAGGCTGGCGGTGGCGGGTCGGCCGGTGCCTCCGCCGCGGCAGGACAGTCGGTCTGGCGGGCCGGCGGCGCGGGCGGAGGGTACGCGGAGGCCCTGATCGACGTCGCCGCGCTCGCGGCCTCCGAGACCGTGACCGTAGGCGCCGGCGGCGCCGCGGGAGCCGCCGCGAACGGCGCTGGCGGCACGGGCGGCAACTCCAGCTTCGGCGCGCACGCCACGGCCCTCGGCGGCCCCGGCGGAGCGGCGCAGATGGCGAGCGGGACCACCGCGACCACCGCCAACGGCACCGCGGGCCCGGCTGCTGGCGTCGGGCAGTGGGCGATCGGCGGAGGTGGCGGTGAGGGCGCGATCCGGCTGAGCGCCAGTGCCGGGATCGGCGGCGCCGGCGGTGACTCCCAGATGGGCCACGGCGGCGCCTCCCGGGCCACGGCTGGCGTGGGCAACGTGCCGCGCGGCTACGGCGCGGGCGGGGGCGGCTCGATCTCCGCGAACGGCGTCGCCCAGGCCGGCCGAGCGGGGGAGCGCGGGATCGTGCTCGTGGAGCTCTACGGATGACCCCCGCCGCCACTTTCGCCGGGCCCCGGGCCTGGCACCAGCTTCCGGCCCTCCTCCCCGGGCCGATACCGCATGGAAGGACGGGACGTCATGAGTGAACCGCTGAGCGCTGACCGGCTGCTCCGCGCCCTCCGCGATGAGGGCGTGACCGTCGTGGAGGAGCCCGGGTGGCGCACGCACAACCGCAACGCACGCGGTCCGTGGGGCCCGGTCCACGGCGTGATGATCCACCACACCGTGACCCGCGGCACGGCCAACTCCGTCCGCATCGTGCGCGACGGGTACAGCGGCCTGCCGGGGCCGCTCTGCCACGGCATGATCGCCAAGAGCGGCGCCGTCCACCTCATCGGGTGGGGGCGCACCAACCACGGCGGTCTCGGGGACCCGGACGTCCTCCGCGCCGTGATAGCCGAGAGACCGCTCCCCGCCGACGACCAGGCCACGGTGGACGGGAACCGGCACTTCTACGGGTTCGAGTGCGTGAACGCCGGCGACGGAGAGGACCCGTGGCCGGACGCCCAACTCCTGGCGATCGAACGGGCGTCGGCCGCCCTCTGCCGGGCGCACGGGTGGGGTGCCCTCTCCGTCCTCGGACACCTGGAGTGGCAGCCCGGGAAGCCGGACCCTCGCGGGTTCACGATGCCGTCCATGCGGGACCGGATCGCCGCGCGCCTCGGCCAGGCCGTCCCGTCCAAGCCTCTGCCCACGCCCTCCCGTCCGGTTGTGGACCTCTCGCGTCTCGTCGCCGCGGCCCGGTCCAACCCGCAGATGGTCGGCACGCCGGTCACGTACGCCGGCGTCATCACCGTGGAGGCCGCCCTCGTGGATGAGGGCCTGCTCTCCAAGAGGTTCCAGGACGGCCATTACGGCTCGACCACGGTCACGGCCATGTCTGAGTGGCAGGAGCGGTGCGGCTACCGCGGTCGCCGCCCGGGCCAGCCGGCGGACGGCATCCCCGGCCGTGACTCCCTCACCCGACTCGGCGCGAAGCACGGCTTCGTTGTCGTCGCCTAGAAAGGGCACCCCTCATGAACGTCTCCCTGGATGCGGCCTACTGGTACGGGCTGCTGCTCACCTTCGTCCTCCCGGTCCTCGTCGGCCTGGTCACCACCCGCGTCACGGGCGAGGGCACGAAGGCCGTCATCCTCCTCGCGCTCACGGCGGTGGAGTCCTTCGTGGTGGAGCTCGCGGCGCCCGGCCCCGGGTGGGACGCCGGGGACGCCCTGGTCCTCACCGCCGTGAACTTCGTCATCGCCGTGGCCGCGCACTTTGGGTTGTGGAAGCCGACCGGGGTGAGCCGCCGGGCGCAGGACGCTTTCGTTAAGGCGGCGTGATGGCGGCGCCCTCCACGGGGGTCCCGGCCGTGGACACGCTCCTGGTCTGGGGCGGCGTGGTCTCCCTCGTCGTCACCCTCGGCGCCCTGGCCTGGCGCGGCATCCGCTCCGGCGTCCGCATCGGCCGGCGCATGGACGAGTTCATTGACGACTGGCGGGGCGAACCGTCCCGCCCGGGCGTTCCCGCCAGGCCCGGCGTCATGGAGCGCATGGAGGGCCTGGAGACCCGGATGAACGGGTTCGATGACGACCTCCAGCGCATCAAGCACGAGCTGTACCCGAACGGTGGCGGGAGTCTGCGGGACGCGGTGAACCTTGCGAACCAGCAGCTGGCCCACCTCTGCTCCGGCCCTACGGGGACGCCCGTCCCCGAGCCGGACAGGACCGGGGACGGCCTGTCCCCGCTCGGGGACCCGGCGGGGGACACCCCGTCCTCTGCCGGGGACCGGGGTGGGCCGCCCCTTGGCCTGACCAGTGGGGACACCGGGGGACAGTGACCGCCCCCGCGTGTCCCCCGGTGTCCCCGGGCCCTCACGCACGGCCGAGCGCCCGCCCCCCCCACCGCCCGGGGGGGCGGGCGCGCAGCTGGTCCA